CTTAGTAATTATGAATTAAGTAATATGGTTCATTATATAGAAAATGGAGATGACGGGAAAAAAGGATTGTATCAGACTGCTGATGATTTGCAGGTGCTGTCATTTTTTAAGTCCTTTAGAGAGAACATCCTTAACCTTAATAGGGAAATATTAGATGACCTTGGTTATGATTATGAAGGAATTATTATCACTAGTATGTGGGGTAATACTATGCGAGCTGGTGGTTATTTTCCTCCACATACCCACAGTAATAATTTTCTATCTGGTGTATATTATTTGAGAGCAGAGGGGGATACTGCACCTATTCAATTCTTTGACCCAAGAGTACAATCATCAATACTGGTTCCTAAACGAAAAACGAACACCATATATAATTCTAGTATGATGCAATTCAATTCTATAACTGGAGTTGGATTTGTATTTCCCTCTTGGTTACAACATTGGGTAAGAACTAATGAGACAGAAAGAATTAGTTTGTCATGGAATATACAGGTAAATGGTCACTACGGTGAACCCCACACATTACAAAATGCATATATCAAAGAAAAATGAAGTTTACCTAACCTTAACGGATTTAGACCCTTCCACTACACAAGAATTATCAGATTTTTTTACCTTTGAAGTTCCCGGCTTCAAGTTTATGCCTATGTATCGTAACCGTATGTGGGATGGAAAAATAAGATTGTTTTCTCCAGCAACAGGAGAAATATATGTGGGGTTGTTATCCCACTTAACGAGATTTTGTGATAGTAATAACATACCATATATACTAGATGAAGGAGTAAAAGATGATAAAAGAATCTATCGTGAGGTGGTTAACGGATTTATTAGATCACTCAAACCTAAGTCCAAAGGAAAAACAATCAAAATACGTGACTATCAGGTGGATGCTGTCTTCCATGCTATTAGTACACATCGTAGTCTTTTGCTTGCTCCTACTGCTAGTGGTAAATCACTGGTAATATATTCTCTTGTTCGTTATTATCAAATGGCAGGGCATAAAACTTTAATTCTTGTTCCTACTACATCTTTGGTAGAACAAATGTATTCTGATTTTCAGGATTATGGTTGGAGTTCAGGTACATATTGTCAGAAGATCTATCAAGGATATGATAGAAAAGTAACTAAGGATGTAGTTATATCTACATGGCAGTCTATCTATAAGATGCCTAGAAAATATTTTGAACAGTTTGGATGTGTGATTGGTGATGAGGCACATCTATTTAAAGCAAAATCACTTACTGGTATTATGACCAAGTTACACCAGTGCAAGTATAGATTCGGTCTTACAGGGACGTTAGACGGCACACAGACACATAGACTTGTACTAGAGGGACTATTTGGTTCCGTAGAAAAGGTAACAACAACTAAAGAGTTGATGGACAAAAAGACTCTTGCAAATTTGAAAATAAAATGTATAATATTAAGACATCCTAATATAAGGGAGAAGATGACCTATGCAGAAGAACTTGATTACATTACAGGAAACAATGAAAGAAACAATTTTATTGTTAATCTCTTGGTTCACCTTCGGGGTAATACTCTTTGTCTTTTTCAATTGGTAGAGAAACATGGTAAAGTTTTATATAATAAAGTAAAGGAGAAAAAAAATGACCATCCCGTATTTTTTGTATATGGCGCAACAGCTACGAAGGAAAGGGAAGACATTCGAGAAATTGTTGATGGAGAAAAAAACTCAATTACGATTGCCTCTTATGGTACTTTTAGTACTGGCATTAATATCCGTAATATTAATAATATCGTGCTCTCAAGTCCAAGTAAGTCCAAAATTAGAGTATTACAGTCAATCGGGCGTGGTCTACGAAGGAGTGAAGTTAAAGATTCCATTTTAATATTTGATATAGCAGATGATATATCCTATAAAGAAAGACGCAACTTTACTCTCACACACTTCACTGAACGACTAAATATCTATAATGAAGAACAATTCGATTATGAAATTAGCAAGGTAAAACTAAAATGACTCCATCTTCCTATAAGATTGTCAAATTAATAAATGGTGAAGATATAATTTGTACAATTACTCCATTAAAATGTGATAAACACATTAGAGTGGAGTTTCCTTTAAAGATGCAAGTTGCACCAAGAATGCAGCGAGATAGAGTTGTAGAATCTTTACATCTAAGTCATTGGGTACATCCTGCTACAGAAACAACTATTTTCGATATACCTTCAACAAGTGTTATTATGGTTGCAGAAGTTTCTCCAGGTCTTTCAAAATATTATGAATATGTCTTAAAAAAGATGGATAGTTTTGATGATAGCATAGAAGAAATAATTCATGAAGAAGACATTGAGGATGATGAAATTTATAATGAATTATTGATGGAGTTGGATACTGGGTCCGATTCTATACATTAATTACCATTTCTCCCTTGACATTTAACTATAACTACTGTATTATTTATATATAGATTCCTACTGAGGAGTGATCATGGCAAGAGCAAAAAGTGTCCATTATGTGGATAATAAGAAATTTTTACAAGCAATGATAGAATGGAAAGAACGATGTACAGAAGATGGGGAACCACCTGTTACAGATTACATTGGAGAATGTTTTCTAAAAATCGCAACCCATCTATCGTATAGACCAAACTTTATAAACTATACTTATAGAGATGAGATGATATCGGATGGCATAGAAAATTGTCTCCAGTATGTGAGGAATTTTAATCCAGAGAAATCTTCAAATCCTTTCGCATATTTTACACAGATTATCTATTATGCATTTCTTCGAAGAATAGCAAAAGAAAAGAAGCAAACTCACGTTAAAAATAAAATGATAGAGAAGAATGAATTTTCTTCTTATACTGTAATGGAAGGTGATGATAGAGGTTACTCTGTAACAGGATTTGACCCTAATATTATGCTTCCAGATGAAGATGTGTATAAACCAAAAAAGAAGGTTGTTAAAAAAATTAAGGGTTTAGAAAATTTTATGGAGCCCAAAGATTGAAGATAGCATTAATTACAGACACCCATTTTGGTGCTAGAAACGATAATCAAAACTTCAACGATTATTTTTTCAAATTTTATGACGATATATTTTTTCCTACTTTAATAGAGAGGGAAATTACTACGTGTGTCCACCTGGGCGATGTCATGGATAGACGTAAATATGTATCATATAAAACTGCAACAGATTTTCGAAAACGATTTACAGATAGATTTACAGAACTTGGTATTGATTTACATATCATTATTGGAAATCATGACACATATTATAAGAATACCAGTGAAGTAAATTCTATGGAAGAACTTGTAGGACAGAACGGGTTTAAAATTTATACATACCCAGAGATTGTAGAATTTGATGATCTTCCTATTTTGTTTATGCCTTGGATTAATAGCGGCAATTATGATTCGTCTATGCAAGCATTAACTAAGAGCAAAGCAGACATTCTTATGGGACATTTAGAAATTAATGGTTTTGAGATGCATAGAGGTCATGTTGCAGATGGAAATTATGATAGAGAAATTTTTAGACGATTTGATACTGTTTTAAGTGGACATTATCATCATAAATCGGATGATGGTCAAATTTTTTATCTAGGAACACCTTATGAGATTATGTGGAATGATCATGATGATCCTAAAGGATTTCATATTTTTGATACGGGTACAAGAGAATTAGAACGTATAGTTAATCCATATAAACTGTTTCAGAAGATATTTTATGATGATACTGATACTGATTATACTAAACATGATGTTGATCAATATAAAGAGTGTTATGTAAAATTGATTGTAGTAAACAAAAAAGACCTTTATGGTTTTGATCAGTTTGTAGATCGACTTTTAAAAGCAGATTCTTTTGAAGTAAAGATTATAGAAGATTTTTCGGAACTAGATGCAGAGAATGTATCTGATGATATTGTTGAAAATACAGAAGACACTTTAACTCTTCTTGAGAAATATATTGATGAATTAGATGTAACTCTTAGTAAGAAAAGGTTAAAGAATACTATGAAGTCTTTGTACAACGAGGCACAGGATTTAGAAATATGAGAATTTTAATTATGGGACTACCAGAATCTGGTAAAACTACTTTAGGAGAGAAATTATCTAAAGAGTATAATATTCCTTTTTGGGATGCTGATGTAGTAAGAACCATATATAATGATTGGGATTTCTCTCTTCAAGCAAGAGAGCGTCAAACATTACGTATGCG